AAAGAGCATGTGAGATTGTAAAAACCAAAAAAGATCCTCTAGCTAAGTTTCTTGGAGATGAAACGTGATGGAACCTTTTGATGATGATTATATGACTCGTACAGAAGTTCAGGAGATGATCGATGCTGCTATACGAAGGCACAATCGAAATGCTTCCATTATTTCTATGTGCGTTGGTTGGGTGGTTCTTGCTTTATTTGCTGAGGGACTTTTGAGACTTGTAGGAGTGATTCCCCCACTACTTCCTTTTCTTAAAATTACATTGAACTAATGGTATCAATTACAGAAGAAGATTTAAAAGAATTACAAAGAATAGTTTTACAACAGAAGATAGACGAATTATTTGAAGAACCATCTACTTACGAGGATGAAGAAGATGAGTAGCACTATTTTCAACGCAATCTGTATTTTTAGTCTCATAGCAATTTTTATAAATTGGGGACTTCACAATGCCTATCCACAATAAGAAGTATCAGTTTGCAATGTCGGCATTTGTAAGAATGTACGGGCATGGTGTGACTTATAATCATGATATCAGGCAGTTTTGTATAGAATGGTCTGAGTGGGGTGTAAATGCTCCTCTATCAGGTCTTGATGAGGTAGACCAATATTTTTACTATGAATATAAAAACTGGAGAGGTAGATGATTTTTCATATTGTAGAGGCACTTGCAGCAAGTCCGATCTGGTTAGGTCTTTGTGGAGGGGGATTGATTATTCCTCCAGTTATTGGTATAATTTTGATTCATAACTCATTTAAATCTTAGTAATTAATTTTATGAAAAAAGTATTGGTCACTGGTGGTGCAGGATTTATTGCACATCATTTGATTTCTCAAATTATTAAAAACACTGATTGGGAAATTATTAGTTTAGATCGTCTTGATTTTAGTGGAAATTTAAATCGTCTTCATGATGTTCTTAAAGACTTTTCTGTTGAAGAAAAATCAAGAGTGAAAGTTGTATTTCATGATTTAAAAGCAGCAATTAATCCACTCATTGCTGCTGATATTGGTAAAGTTGATTATATTTTGCATCTTGCTGCAGGTTCTCATGTAGATAGAAGTATAGAATATCCACTTGAATTTGTGATGGATAATGTTGTGGCAACATGCAATATTCTTGATTTTGCTAGAAGTCTTGATAATCTTGAAAGATTTGTTTATTTTAGTACGGATGAAGTTTTTGGACCTGCTCCAAAAGGAATTAATTATCAAGAAAATGATAGATACAATTCAACAAATCCTTATAGTGCAACAAAAGCAGGTGGGGAAGAACTTGCAGTAGCATTTGAAAACACATATGGATTGCCTGTGTATATTACTCATACGATGAATGTCTTTGGGCAAAGACAGCATCCAGAAAAATACATTCCGATGTGCATTAAAAAAATTCGTGATGGAGAAACTATTACAATTCATAGTGATCCAAGTAAAACTATTCCTGGATCAAGGCATTATATTCATGCAGAAGATGTCGCTGATGCTCTTTTGTTCCTTTTAAATCGACCTACAATTACTGAAAAAAATTGGGGAGATGCTAAATGCCCTAAATTTAATATTGTTGGAGCAGAGGAATTAAATAATCTTCAACTTGCACAAATAATTGCTGATGTTCAAGGAAGGGAATTGAAATACGAAATGATCGATTTTCATTCTGCACGTCCTGGACACGATCTTCGTTATGCTTTGTCTGGTGAAAAAATGAAGCAAATAGGGTGGGTTCCTAAAGATATACGTGATAGAATCCGTGAGGTTGTTGAATGGACTCTTGCAAATGAACGTTGGATTAAACTATGAAAATCGCACTCATCACTGGAATTACTGGGCAAGATGGTTCCTATCTTGCGGAATTACTTTTGGAAAAAAGATATGAAGTTCATGGTATTATTCGGAGGTCTTCTCTTATTAATACTCATAGAATTGATCATATTTACAACCGCATTAAATTACATTATGGTGACCTCACCGACTCTACTAACTTAGTAAGAGTAATTCAGCAGGTACAACCTGATGAAATTTATAATCTTGGTGCCCAAAGTCATGTGAAAGTGTCTTTTGAGATGCCTGAATATACAGGTATGGTTGATGGTTTAGGGACTTTACGTGTTCTTGAGGCAGTGCGTCTCTTGGGTATGGAGAATAAAGTTCGCATCTATCAAGCATCAACTTCTGAAATGTTTGGTTTGGTTCAAGAAATACCCCAAAAGGAAACTACTCCATTTTACCCTCGTAGTCCTTACGGATGTGCAAAGGTTTATGGTTACTGGGTGACTAAAAACTATCGTGAGGCATATGGAATGTATGCTTGTACTGGAATTCTTTTTAATCACGAATCCCCTCGTCGTGGTGAAACCTTTGTCACTAGGAAAATAACTCGTGGACTCTCTCGTATTTCAGTTGGTATGCAAGATTGTTTGTATCTTGGAAATCTAAATGCAAAAAGAGATTGGGGTCATGCTAAAGATTTTGTGAGGGCAATGTGGATGATGCTTCAGCAAGATAATCCAGAAGATTATGTAATTGCTACTGGAAAACAATATTCTGTAAAAGAATTTGTAAATGCTGCTGGACCTTATTTTGGACTTCATATAAATTGGGAAGGTGAAGGATTGGATGAAGTTGGAATTGAAAAATTTAGTGGAAGACCAATCATTAAAGTTGATTCAAAATACTTTAGACCAACAGAAGTAGAAACTTTACTTGGTGATGCATCAAAAGCAAAAAACGAATTAGGTTGGGAACCAGAGATTTCTTTTGATCAATTAGTTGAGGATATGTGTATTCATGGACAATAATTCTAAAGTATTGGTTGCTGGTGCCAATGGAATGGTTGGATCAGCAATCGTGAGAAACCTTGAAAGTAAAGGGTACACCAATATCATTAAAGGAACCCGTGATGATGTTGACTTCACGAATCAAGATGAAACGGAAAGATATTTCTATTCAGAAGAACCTGAGTATGTCTTTGTTGCTGCTGCTAAGGTTGGTGGCATTATGGCAAACAATAACTATAAGGCAGATTTTTTGACTGAGAATCTTCAAATTCAAACTAATTTGATTCAACAATCTTATAATTATGGAGTAAAGAAACTTTTGTTCCTAGGTTCTTCCTGCATCTATCCTAAGTTTGCAACTCAACCAATCATGGAAGATCAATTGATGACTGGTTCTTTAGAACCAACTAATGATGCTTATGCGATTGCTAAGATTGCTGGTATTATGATGTGCCAAGCATATCGTCAGCAGCACGGGTTTAATGCCATCTCACTGATGCCTACGAATCTTTATGGTCCTAATGATAACTTTGATTTAGAGACCTCACACGTCCTTCCTGCAATGATTGCGAAGTTTCATAATGCCAAAGAATCTGTAACCCTTTGGGGTGATGGTTCTGCGATGCGTGAGTTTCTTCACGTCGATGATTTAGCAGAAGCATGTTATGTTTGTATGCAGAACTATGATGGACCAGGGCATATTAATGTTGGTACAGGTGAAGATGTTAGAATTTGGGAACTTGCAAATATTATTGCCGATGTCGTTGGTTATGATCGTGATATTAACTGGGATTTTACTAAACCAAATGGAACTCCTAGAAAAGTTCTTAATGTAGATAAAATTAAGTCTTTTGGATGGGAACCAAAAATAACTCTTAAAGAAGGAATTAAAAGTACTTATCAATGGTATGTTGAAAATGTTGTCTCATAATTTTCCAAACATTTATTGTGCGAGTTTAAAAGAAAGCACTGAAAGACAAGAAAACATAAGAAAACAATTTTTAGAAAATAATATTGAGTCATTTCAATTTCTTTTATCGGAAAGATTTGAAAATACTAATGATATAATTGAAGGTGAAAAGACTTTTTATCTTGATGATGGAACAAAGGGAGCAGTAACCTCACATCTAAGAATGATTAAGCATTGGTACTACAATACTAATGAACCTTATGGATTTTTCTGTGAAGATGATTTAAGTTTAGAAACAATTAAATGTTGGAATTTTACTTGGGATGAATTTGTTAAAAATTTACCAAAAGATTGGGATTGTATTCAATTAATGTGTGCAAGTGAAAATGCTGGTGACATAAGACTTAGAAAAAGAAACTGGGATGATTTTTCTGTTGGTGCTTATATCTTGACAAGAAAATTTGCAAAAGTGTTAATTGACACTTTTATTAAAGATAATAAATTTTTACTTGAGTTTCCAGATAATCCAGATTGGGTTCCTTTGGCAGAACATTTGATTTATTATACTCCTAAAAGTGTTATAGATAGTGTAGAATTGCAATATAATGTTTTTGTACTTCCTTTATTTGTAGAAGAAATAAAATTTAATACTACATTTTTTGATAGAAAATCAAAATATTGGGGAGAAGATACTGGAGTATATCAAGAAACTCACAAAGGACATCATATTGATTCTTACCATAAAGTTTTAAATTGGTGGAAAACAACTGGTAAAAATTTAACCATTCAAGAAATTATGAATTTATGAAATTTTTAACATTTTTAAATAGTGGGTGTATTGAAATATGTAAAAATATGTTGAAGTCTGCTGAAAATGTAGACATTAATATGGACGATTTTTATATTGCTTGTTTGGATGAGAATTCTTATCAACATTTTAAGCAATATAAAAATTCTTTTTTGCATATTGATCAACCCATTCTGGAATATCAAGATTGGACCTTTGATGAAAATAGTGGTTTTCGTCAAATTGTAAAAAATAAATGGAAAATTATTCAAAAAATTTATCAAGAACACAAACAATTATGTTGGGTTGACACTGACATTGTTTTTGTTCAAAACCCTGTAGAATCTATATCTGGACACCAAGAAGTTTTGTTTCAAGGTGATTCCCCTGGATCTACTTTGTGTTCTGGGTTTATGGTTTTTAATGACACAAAAGAGTGTGAAGATATCGTAAATGAATGTGCTTTGATTTCAAATGCTGATGATCAATTAGTTATTAATGAGATAGCATTAAAAAAATATTCAACTTCTATTGCAATTTTAAATCGTGACTTGTTTCCAAATGGATATGCATATTATACTGAGGGTAAGAAAGAAAATGCTTTAATTGTTCATAATAATTGGATGGTTGGTGTTGATACTAAAATTCAAAAATTTAAGGAGGAAAACTTATGGTACTTATGAAGAATGATGCATTGAGACCTGCATCAATATCTCCAACTTATCCTCCATATCATACTGGAGAGTATCTAGAAGAATATTTTTTTAGAAGATGGAATGAAGAAAATATTCAAACAAATAGAGAATATATTGATGTTTTTTGGACAAATAATTTTTGCAATGCAACTTTTGCTGGACAAACATATCAAAATATTCAAGAAGAATTAAACAATACACTTTTGCCCAATGGAAAATATTTTACAGTTTCCCAATTTGATGATGGACCTTTTGAAAAATTTCCAGAAGATACTTTGATTTTTTCTGCAGGTGGCAATCGGGAAGGGAAAAATATTATTCCGATTCCTTTAATTTGTAGTCCAATTCCAAAAGATTTAATTGAACAAAAAGAAAAAACTATTTTTTGTTCATTTGTTGGGTCTAGAAATACTCATCACATTCGTATGGATATGTGTAAGTATCTTTCAGATAAAGAAGGATATGAAATATCTGCAGGAAACTGGTCTACTGAAGTCCCTATGGATAATCTTAAAAGATTTGTTGACATAACTTGCTCAAGTAAATTTGCACTTGCTCCAAGGGGATATGGAAAGCAAAGTTTTAGAATGTATGAAATTCTTCAACTTGGGGCAGTTCCTGTTTATGTTTCTGATGAACATTATCTTCCTTGGATGGATGAATTGGATTGGAATGAGTTTTGTGTTCCTATCAATGAAGATGAAATTGAAGAAATTGATATTATATTAAAATCTATTTCTGATGTAGAATATAATAAATTGTTGGAGAATGGAAAAAAAGTTTATCAAGAGTACTTTACTCTTGAAGGTATGTTTGAAAACATTGTGAAGAGGATTTTAAAATGAAATATTTTATGGTAATAGCTTCTTATCCGGATTGGAGGCAAGATTTTTTCAATGAAAATATGTCTCCAAGAAATAAAGAGTATTGTAAACTTCATGATTTTGAATACATAGAAATTACAGAAAAACTTGAACCAATAAGAGGTAGAGTTGGTTGGATTAAAGCATTTAAAGTACAAGAATTGTTAAAAACAACTTTAAAAGATGGTGATGTTTTAACGTGTCTTGATGCCGATATGGCAATTGTAAAAAAAGAAATTTTATATGCTCCTGATGAAAATAAATCTTTTGCTTATGCAATTGATTCTGGAAATACTCATTGTATGGGTTCTTATTCTCTCCGTGCAAATGATTGGAGTAGAAAATTATTTGATCTAATTGTTGATGAAAACAGATATAATTTTCTCAATGATCAAATGACAATTCATGAAAGATTTGGAACATATAGTAGTTTTTGGAAAGAATTTTATGATCAAGCATCTTGGTATTCTTTGGCTGGAATTAAAAGACATTCTGACAAATCTTTTTGGGAATATTCTGATTATGGATGGCATTCGGATAAAACAGCAACCGGTAAAGTCAATGAATGGTGCGAATATACATTAGAAGAATTACATGAGAATGTTCAAATTTTTCCAACGTCTTGGAACGTCACAGAACTTGAAGGGGAATCCTCTTGTGAATTCCTAATAAATAAAACACCAAGAGAAGATGTGATTATTCGTCATTTTGCTGGTGGACAACAATGGAGAAAGGAGTGGTTTAACCAATGAAAAAAGTTTTTTTGGATTGTGGTACTAATCTTGGACAAGGATTTTTGCAATTTTTAGATAAAAAGATAATAGATGAGACTTTTGAAATTCATTGTTTTGAACCAAATCCTCATGCCTTAGAATTTTCAAAAAAAAGATTTTCTGAAAAAGAATACGAAAAATATAAAATAAATTATCATGAAGTTGCTTTATGGATTGAAGAATGTACTAAAGTATTGACTTTGGAATCATTTGATGGTGAATATTATGATCAACATACCGGTCAATATCTTGGAAGTGATTTAAAATCTGGTGGAGCTACAAATATTATGGGAGATCTTTGGGAAAAACCACAATGGATAAAGGACGAATGGTTATTCAAAGATATTGAAGTTAATTGTATTAATTTTTCTAATTTTTTGAAAAAAAATATTAGTGAAAATGATTATGTAATTTGTAAAATGGATATTGAAGGATCTGAGTATGAAGTTCTTGGAAAAATGATAGACGATGGTACGATTGATTTAATCAATGAAATTTATATTGAGTGGCATAATCATATGTTAAAGGAAAACTATAATGATCAAATTTTTATTGATGAAATGAAAAAAAGAAATATTAAGGTTGGTGATTGGATTTGATTATGAAAACGTTTATATGTCATTGGAAAAAGTTAAAAGAAAGAAAAAAATATATTTTAGAAGTTTTAGAAGAAGAAAAAATTTTTGATTATGAGTTTGTAACAGATTTTGACACTAATGATTGGGATATTGATGCTATTAAATTAGAATATCCAAATATATTTGGGAATAATCCTTGTGGAAGAAAATTAAAATATTCCGAAATCTCATTATCCCTTAAGCACATTAAAATTATAAAAGATATATTTTTAAATTATGATTATGCTCTAATATTGGAAGATGATGTTATTCTTTGTGATGATTTTAAGGAAGAATTTGAAAAATCTTTTTCTCAGTTACCAAATGATTGGGATTTAGCTTGGGTTGGTACATGTTGCAATTTACATGCTCCAATTGTTGGGCAACAAAGGGTATATAAAATGAATGGATCAAGATGTACTCATGCTTATATTATGAGCAAGAAATGTGCTTCCAAAATATTAGAAGAATTGAAATATTGTAATGATGGAGCAGATTTTTATTATAATTATTTAATAGAAAAATTTAATTTAAATAACTATTGGTTTGAACCTTCACTAGCAATTCAAAATCCTAATTACAAGACTACAATTCAAAATAATTAATATGAAAATTTCTTTTGTTGATTTTTGGCAGTACCCAAAACAATTTGATCCAAATAATAATTTTTTTATCCATAGCATTAAAAAACTTTTTGAAAATGTTGAAGTTGTTGACCCAGAAGATGCTGATGTAATGTTTTTTAGCGTTTTTGGTAATGAAAATTTAATGTATAAAAATTGTAAAAAAATATTTTTTACAGGAGAAAATTTAAAACCAGATTTTAAAAAATGTGATTACTCTTTAAGTTTTGAGTTTGATAATTACGATGGTAAAAATTTTAGATTACCTTTATGGTATCTTTATATTGATTGGTTTGGTGTTGGTAGTTATGGAAATCCTGATTGGTTAATACCAGAAAATTACCTTTATCAAGAGAATGAGTTCACGAAAAAGAAGAAAAATAATTTTTGTACAATAGTTTATGGTTCTCCCGTCGAATCTAGAATTAATGCCATTCAAAAAATATCAAAGTATAAAAAAGTAGATGTATTTGGAAAAGCAAATCGAAATCACTATCTTCCAGATGGGGAAAAATACAAATTAAATTTGTTATCTGATTATAAATTTTCTTTATGTTATGAGAATTCTGTTTCTCCTGGTTATCATACAGAAAAATTATTGCACGGAAAAGTTGCGGGAAATGTTCCAATATACTATGGAAGTGAGACCGTCAATAATGATTTTAACTCTAAGTGTTTTATTAATACAATAAATATGACAGATGAGCAATTTGTTGATATAATTGAACAAATTGATAAAGATTCAGGATATTATTGTTCAATAAGTAAAGAACCTTTATTTAAAAATAAAATCAATATTAATTCTGTGATCGAAAATTTCTATAAAATTTTAAATTAAGGAGAATTGAAATGCCATTAAATCCTGATGGAAATTTATTAAATGAATATGTTAAAAATAGAAAAATAAAAGTTTTTATTGAGACTGGGACAGCAGATGGTGATGGAGTACAATGTGCTTTAGATGCTGGATTTGAAAAAATTTATAGTATTGAATTA